AAAGATTCTTGGAAGTTAATTAGAGTACGCTTGTGTCTCTTAATGATAGCACCAAGAGACATACTAATCCCAGCAGCAGTAGCTTCTCCGTTAATGTTACCAGCGATACCAGCTGAATCAACTGCTCCAGTTGCTTGTTGAACCATGCTCTGTAGTGCTTGAGCTTGTGCAAAGGTAATCTGAGACACATTACCAAAGTTAAACGGATTAAGAATTTCTTTAGGATCGCCATTGGTTAATATTAACTTCCCTGCTCTGATTTCTGGTTTAGTACCACGGGGAATACGAGTAGCGTCCATAGCCATCATAGGATGCACTGTGAGCGCCAGAGCATCAATACGAGCACGAATCTCTGCGTCAAGAGCCTTTTGGCTGTTGTAGCCTTTTTCACATACACCACGGCCCCAGAAGCGTGAAGGAACAACGTCCCAAGGGAAGGCAACAACAGGACGATCCTGCATCATGTAGGGAGACGCTTCCGCTTTCAGAAGATGACCTTCGTTAGCAATGACAACAACAGCCTCAACGTAGTAGCTCTTGTTTTCTTCCTCTTCAGTGCCTAAGTCTTCGTACTCATCAGCAGCCTCAAGCAAATGACGTGGAACAAGACCGTAGTACTTTGTAAGACGAATCTTGTCGTCCTGATACAGAGTAAGATCCTGATCGGGTTCAATGTCAAAGTCCTCAGAAGCGTTACCGAGGTACATCTTCTTGTAGACGCCTTGTTCCTGTAGTTGCTCTACAATGTGACGTGACACAAACTCATCAATAGCGACACCAAGGGCTTCGTCTACGGAGGTTGCCACAGGATCAATGAGGAAGTTCTGAGGCATCACAGGGCGTAGCTTAACTACAACACGGTCACGAATGTTGACACCTACGGCTGTAAGGTCACCGTCCATGATTGGTTGTGTAGCAGGGGCCATTTCCTTTTCTTCAGAAATAACAACCTCAGCAACACCCGTACCAAAGACAGCAGCGTTAATGAGACACTCAGCTACAGCCTTACGGATCTTAGTCTTAGCAAAGTCCTCATGCAACTGGTTGCGTAGGTACATAATATCCTGTGCTTCAGGATCATTACGATCATCACTAATGTCAAACCACTTACCACGACCAAAGGTAGCTTCCTCTAGCTCAGCTACGGAAGACTCAACAGCCTGTTGCAAAGCAGGGGAGATAATACGAGAACGTTCACTGTCTCGTGTTCTGTCCTCACTGGCCCATATACCACGCCAGAGACGATAGTACTCATCAAACTTCTGTGAGTAGTTTGCTTCAAAGTGGTCACGCCACTTGTTGCAGTTGTTCATTACCCAATCTTCAAGAGCTTCCTCAATGATGATGGGTTCGTCTTCCATACCTTCGTAATATTCCATATTAGTATCCTGCTACGGAGTCAAGTTCTTCATAATCGTCATACTCTTCCCAGTTACCTGCATAGGCTACTTTAGCTAGCTGGTCAATGTAGGCAAGAGCATCCACTAAGTCATCGTGTGTTAGAGGATCAGGAAACTGGAACAGTTCATCTAAGAATCTGCTGTTCCACTCACCTTTCTTTAGTGTGATAAGACCGTGCTCAAAGCGCCCCTGTAGGGCCCACATGATCCTGTCAGTTTTCTTTTGATTGCCGTGGGTGAGTTCCTCAACACGAAAGAAGAACCCTTGACGCTTCATCATGTCCATCAAGGGAGACATTACCGCTTGCTTAGCAATGCCTCTTTCAATTCCCACGCTAATTGGTTTGTAGTCCTTAACCACTTCGAAAATCTTTCGAGCAGTCTCTTCAAGTGTCCACCTACCGTAGATGATGTTCTCCACAAACCAACCAGACTCACCAACCTTAACCACTGCCATTGCAGTATTATCCAGTCTTGAGTTCTTTGAACGCTTTTTGCTAACGTCTTGAAACCCTGCCAAGTCAATAGCGACATAGTAATCCCCTTCAACCGTGCTGTCATCAACGACAGTAACCCATTCTTCCTTAAACATCTCAGAGCCTTTCGCTTCAAACGAAGCCATAAACTCTTGACGAAACGCATAACTCGACATTGACTTTTTGGCAACATCAATTTCTTCGGGGTCGAGTAGCGGGTTGTCGTAAGACGTAAAGTGCCAACTCCTGTAAGTGTCATCTCCTGATAGCTCTCCATATTTGTAAAGTTCATAAAAATGGTTACGCCCCATAGGAGTACCAATGAACAATGCAGAGCCTTTCTGGTCAGCTAGAGCAGGTCTTAAAATCTGTTCCCATACGTCTGGTTTGATGTCAGCATATTCATCCAACACTAAGTATTTAAGAGACACACCACGCATAGTTTCTGGTCTGTCTCCCCCTTTTAATGATATCGTAGCTCCATTAATCAGTTTGATCTGTAGGTTGTTTATGTGCGACCCAGCTATGACGGGATGTCCTAACTCCAACAAAGTCTGCCACATAATGTCTCTGGCCTGTCCTTGTGTTGGCGCAACGTAAAACACATGCCCTCTGTCTGTCTGTAGGGCATTTACTATGAGAAGCCATGCAGCCAAGCGTGACTTCCCTGTCCTTCGTCCAGCAGCAACAATCTTAAATCTGGTGTCGTCTTCCCAGACCTCTTGTTGCCACGGTAACAAAGAAATATTTAAATCTGTCATAGAACAATATTGCTGGTGGGAGCAAGGTACAGCTCATAAGAGATTATGAACGTAGCATTAACGGAAGAGCACTGTATGTCTATAGTCTCACCGTCAGTCATGACAAGGTACTTACCATCGCCACCAAACTCGACAAGATCTCCAGCGCTCATGTTCTTGCTGTGTAGGAAAGAGTAGTTATTACCGTCAGACCAACGAGCATCTACCGTTACAGAGCCACTGGCTGCTGCAAGGAAGTAGGTTACTTTACAGTGATAACCGTCAGGTACAGTTATGACACTAACATAAGTGTTGTTGTCTGCTGCTTGTGGTATGTAACCTTTAGATCCGTAAGTAACCATGTTAATACGTCCACATTACAGGATCTTCTACGTTGCGTAGGTCAACATGTACAAACCCATCAGCAACACCAATCCCTTTGAATCCTAACTCTATAGCCTTCTCAACAATCCTGTAGCGTTGATATCCGTTGCTTACAGCGATGTCAGCAGCTATACCCTGTGTATGCCTACCCTTAGTTAGTTTATCCTTCTCAGCGGAGTGCTCAGGGGCTCTGTAGCCGCTTGTGATGACAAAGGGGAAACCACACTCTTCTCTTAACCTGTCAATCATGATGAGGAAGTTGTTGGACATCTTGTTCTGTCCAGTTTCCTTACAATCAAACTCATCAAGTGTAAAGTATTTAAGAGTCAATGATTTCTCCTTCAATGTAGTCTTCTTCAGGTTCTTCCTGTGAGGAGCTAGAGATTGATGTAGCTCCAACACCAGTGATGTTAATGCTGATACTGTTCTTTCCACCAGACTTGATGACGTCCTTCTCAAAGGCTGCAACAGGTAGTATTCTGTCCATGACAAGCTTCCATGCAGCTGCCTGATTCTTATGATCGTCATTTAGAGCTGCATCAAAAATACTGTCAAGGACTTTCTTTGACTTAGGGGAGGCTAGCATACGAGCTTTGTAGTCGTTAATGATAGCAGCGTCACCCTTGGGCCGCCCTCGGACCCCTCTGGACCCTCTTTTGTTTGACACAATATCAGTCTTTTTGGGCCTACCGCGCTTTGGTTTAGCCGAGGGCTCTTCATTTTGTGACAATGAATCATCACTTTGGTCTGACATAGCTTTCCCCTTAGTATACTTAGGTATCCTTAGGCAGCCATTTACTACTTTAGTTATTAACCTTTAAATTATTCTTAAAAGTTATTCATTAAAGCTTACTAAAGAGGCTAAATGCCGCCAAGGGATACTTAAGGAGCTATTTTAAGTTAATTACTCTAAATTACCTATATATTATATCATATTTTTAAGCAAAAGTCAAGTTAAATTTTAGTTAATTATTACCAAAGCTACTTAAGACCCACTTTGGTGTCACACAGTCAGCCAACAGTCAGCTAAAGCTAACAATGTTAACCACTTTTGACCTCTTTTGGTTAACCTTTTTATTCTTTTGTATACTTGACTGT